AAGAGATTCTTTCCATGCTTGTACTCCAGGATCTCTCCTAGAGCAACCAGTAATTGAAAAGTTTTCTGGCAAAAGATCTTTCAACCAGAGTTTGTACAGTGCAGGAATTAGTTTCTTCTTGCATAGGTCTCCCGTTGCTCCGAAGATAACAATTCCTTTAGTGAGCTGTTCCATTTCCATCATAGTCGTCCGATTCGTAGTAGTTATTTTCACCTTTTCGTAACCCGAAATAGATGGTGGCACATACAAAAGGTAGTGCTCCCCAAAGTAGGACATCAGCGAACGTCATGACCACCAAACATATACCGCATTCCATTCAAAACCTTGGACGCGAAAGCGCCAAGACGGCGTGAGTTAAAACGCTCATACAGCGCACTGCTGATGACAGGAGCGGGTACGCCAAGATCCACAGCAGCGTGAACCGTCCAACGACCCTCACCACTATCTGATACTCCACCATCGAACTTGCTAAGCTCTCTATCGCTCCGTAGAACATCAGCACTAAGGTCAAGTAACCAGCTGCCAACCACGCTACCGCGACGCCACAACTCAGCCACCTTAGCGACATTAATGTCATAGCAGTAGTCCTCTGGACAATCCATGGGGGCGACTTCTGCGTCTCCTTCCTTGACATACTTAGCACCTGCATTTGCTTCATGGAGAATGTTGAAACCTTCGGCATATGCTTGCATGATACCATACTCAATGCCATTATGCACCATCTTCACAAAATGACCTGCTCCTGGTCCACCACAGAACATCCATCCAAACTCCTCTGGATACCAAGTAAAGTCTCTGTCACCTGTTCGTGGGGCAGCGTTAATGCCTGGTGCGAGTGCGTCAAAGATAGGACGGCAGACGGATACTGCAGTATCTGTACCACCAACCATAAGACAATATCCACGCTCCAAACCGTAAACACCACCACTAGTGCCACAGTCAAGATATTGGATGCCCAACTTAGACAACCTTTCCGCCCTGCGTCTAGAGTCCTTAAAATTGGAATTGCCATGATCAATAATAATATCGCCTTCCACACAAAATTGTAGTAGCTCATTGAGTGTGTCCTCTACGGTTTCTGCTGGTACAACCATCATGAAGACACCAGGGGTTTCTCCAGTGGTTTTGTTTGTGTGAACTACTTGAACAAGGCTTTCCAAAGAAGTGGTACATCCACTGATATAACCCGCTTCAAATTGTTCTTGAGATTTTGCATAGTTGTTCCTATATCCATGTACTTCGTGTCCTGCTGCGATAAGACGGCGAGACATACCCTCTCCCATCCGTCCTAGTCCAATCATTCCAACTTTCATTTAATCATCTCCATTGCTTTCTTTAATTCTTGACTGTGCTGTAATTCATCATTCAAGATCTCAAGGATCTTGTCATCATGTCCATTGAGTGCTAAGTGTTTAGCATATGTAGTAGCCGCGTGAACTTCTACTTCGTAAGACATATGGTATGCAGACACAGGAGCCAACCAGTAATAAACCACATTGACCCAATAATAGACAAGGACGAGGTGCTTGGCGACAAAGCGATCGACAAAATAAGCACTACCGCCCCTGCTTTCCATATATTCAAGATGTTCTGTTTCATTGATCGATTGATCGAAGTGTTCTTTCATCAAATATAGATGCTCGGGACCACGAAGTCCCATGCTTTCTCTGAAATGTAACACACTCAGAAACGCAAAATAGGGTGCCCGAGCAATCTCCTCAAGCACCCAAAAGCGTTGATAGTCTCTACCTTGGTAGAGAAAATCTAGTATTGCAACAGTAATGTCTAAAACAAAGCTGTTGAATTTTTCCATCATTCTACATGTACTGTACCGATCATGCCTGCACCTTTATGTGGACCACACCAGTAAGTGTAATCACCTGCTTCAGAGAAAGTTACATCGAACTCTTCACCAGGCATCATAGCAAGACCCTCATGGGAAATCTCAGGGTGATCTTCTACAACCACATTATGAGGTGGCAGCATGTTGTTTACAAAATGGACCGATTCTCCTGCAGCAATAGTTACCTCTGCTGGTTCAAAAACGAGGTTGCCGTTGGCACCCATCATTACATCAACTGCCCAGGCTGGTGTTGCTAGGAATAGTGTTGCTAGAAGCGCGAATAGAATTTTCATTGTCCGCTGAATAGTTATCTTGATAAGCGTTGAGCTTATTAATCAAATCATCGTATTGTTCCCACATGTACTCAGATCCTGTCCGCTCTTGATAGAGCAAACAAGCAGAGATTAGACGGGAAATATCTGTGTCGTTTAGACGCATTTTCATATCAAAACTCATTACTAATTATAGGTTCACTAGGTAATTATTCAGGTTCTTTACAATGTTTTCACACTTATGTCAGCAATTCCACGCACGTAGTGATTTGTTGATCCTGCTATCAGGATCGCTGGCAGTTTTCTTGCTGGTTAACTTCTTTTTCATGCCCTTCATTCGAGCGCAGAACGATGCTCTACGGGGATTTCCAACCTTCTTGCTTGGAGCTTTAAGGTCGCTTCCAGGATTTTCTCTCTCGTAAGATTTTCTGCCTTTCTCGTTAAGACCACCAGACTTTGACTTGCCAGACTTTTTTGTCCAGGCTGCACCTTCTTCTAGTTCCGTTTCCTCTCGTTTAACGGATTTGATGGGGACTGCGAAACGATCCCAAGCTTTCTCTCCGTAAGAACATTCATCTCTAGTCTCAGGCTTCTGGCAAAGTTTGCAGAATTTCTTTTCTTCTTTCTGCTTGTCTTTGACTGCCTCAGAGAGAGTCTTAATTTCTCCGTATGTTCTCATGATAAACGACAGGGTTTACCAAACTATTTATGCAGAAACAATGTTGTTATTATAATCTCTACGTTGATACGTTCCAGGAGTTCTAGTGGTATTGTCGTAGTTTCTTGCCTGATATGCACCAGGAGTTCTCGTAGTATTGTTGTGATTTCTCGCAACAAAATCTCCGTTGTAATCTTTATAAGTTACAGTTGACCACCCTTCAGTTCCAGAAAACTGATTTACTGTTGTACTTGCTGGTTGTGGATTTGCAGCAGCATTATTGATGTCGTGTCTTACGTATGCCATTACCTTTTACCTCCGCCCATTTCTTTGAGCATTTTTTGTAACTCAGCGGTACTACCGACAAACATAGCATTGTTGGTGACTTTGGATGGACCCTTCTTTTCTTCATCCAGGTCCTTCATCTTCTTATGTAGGTCTTGGAGTTTCTCAGTCATGTCTGCAACGTGCTTCATTGCCGCTACAGCGACTTCATACGCTCTAGGGTGCCCAGACTCCTGTGCGACCTCTAAGGCACCGTTAACCGCCTCCTGCCCCTTGTCTATGAGTGAGTATAACTCACCCCTGGTATATTGGTAATCCTTCTCACGATCGTCCCTATCGACCTGTGGTGGTTGTGGTTTGGAAGGTTTGCTCTCCTCAACAGGTTCTGCACTAATGTTGAGGATCTCCTCCATGTTCTCTTCTAGGCTCATAAGAATTCAATTCCTTCATTAAATCCAAAGTCATCACCAGCATCAACCAGGACATCATCATTGACATCAATGACTCCATCAGTGTTAATATCTGTTGTTGCTTTTGGTGTATACGTTCTTGTAATAGTCCTTCTGCTAACAGCAAGGTCACCAATTGTTTCGTGAATAATTGCCTTCCTAATAACATCAGATGTGTTATAAGGACCGTAGAGATAAGACTTCATGGTGAAGTTTAAAGTATATGCAATGTACCTACGGTTTAAGAAAGTATCATCCCACTCATCTTCTCCGCTGATGTTATTGAGAACAATAGCAACATCTCTCTTTTCATTCATATCTGGAATCATGTTGAGAGTCACTGAGAATGATGGTTGGAAATATGGTAAAATTTGCTCTACAATTTGTAGCGCATCGTCCTGAGACTTAGCAATAACTCCTAGTTCAAAACTCAGATTATAAGGAACAGGAACATATTGAACTCGGACTTCATCACCATTACCATCAATGATGGTTTTGTATTTTTGAATTGGTGATGTCTTACGGGTAGAATCGTAATCAATTCCTGTCATCTCGAAATAGAGACGTGGCAATGTGATCGCTACTTTTGATGAACTAGCATTCTCTTCCAGACGAACGAGAAATTTTTGCTTGGGTCCATATGCCAGAGGAACTTTTTGCTCCTCTAAAACTTCTCCTGTATTAGGATCAGTGCTCTTCATTGTAATATTATTGAAGAGCGTACCAAACGCAATAATGTTCTTACGAACAATTTGATTA